ATCTCTTACCGTAATCTACTGCTAATTTTCCTGTATTATATGGTTCTCCTATTACATAGTCAAATATACAATCTAATTTATTTGGATTTAATTCTTCATCAATAATTATACTAAACTTACCTGAATAATACTCATTCTCAAAATCTTTATAAAACGGAGGTAATGTATTAGTTAATACCCATACATTAAATCCCATCTTAGCTAATAACTTAGCATTTAACCATCCATAATATCTTCCACCACTATAAGCTTTATATTCACTTTGTGTTATATAAAGAATATTATTTCCTGTATCTCTTAACTTAATATCTTTTAAATCTATACGAGTTGTTCCTAAAAAACTTGAATGAATATTATTAGTCCTAGAAGTTATACGTTCTTTAATTTGTTTTAATTTGCTTATCCATTGAATACCAGCATTTTGTAACTGAAATATAACATCTTTTATACTTATACTTCTCATACACTTAGCATTAATATTTATATATGGACACTCTGAAAGTTTTAAAGTGAAACAAGGTTCTTTATTTTCACATGTACCTATAATAGTATACTGATCTCTATAATAACTTACAACTGATTTAGGATGAGTATTGCCAAATAACCCTACTGCCTTTTTATTTAAAATACCTGCTAAATGTAATATACCTGTATCTACTGAAACAACTAAAGCACTATCATTTATTAATAAAGGTAATTGAGTTAATTCCATTCCTGAAGCTGAATATATACCATTCTTCCTATCTTCAAATGAATAGTCATGTACTGAACCTGTAACTACAACATCATAATCAGTATAATTAATTATTTCATTTGCTAATGCTCTCCACTTATCATTATTCCATTTTCTTAAAGGGGAACTTCCTCCTGTATGGATAATAATAAAATTATTTTTTGTTAAACCTCTTTCAGACTTCCACTCATCTATATTACCACATCTACTTAAATCTATTTTAGGAAGTATTACCTTATCATCTTTAAAATAACTTCCTAACTTTTCTTTATATAAATCATAATAATCATTATTTCTTCTTTTACTATTATTCTCTATTGTATTTACAAAGTCTAATAAAATATCACATGTAGTAAAATGTTCTATTTTTCTGGAATCAAGATAATCCATTGTATCATCTACACATGGAAATAATTTTATAAAATCTAACATATACCCTGAACATGCAAAAATTGTTTTACATGTAGGATTCTTATGTTTTAATAACTCACATACTGATAGTGTACCTATTACATCTCCAATATTTTTAAATCTTTTAACTAATATAACTTTATTAGAATAATCAGATTCGATAGTATTATCAGGTGCTTTTTTATAAGATACATTACGAACTTCAAAACCATAAAGCTCTTTTCTATTACTTGCTACTAGAAATTTCCCACAAGCTTGTATAAAAAGTTCATCATCCTTTGGTACTTCTTGTGGGATACTCTGTAAATAAACTACATCATTTCTAGTATAATTATCCTTACCTAGATATAATGCCCACATTATTTACCTCTTTTACCTCTACCTTTTTTAACTTTAGGAGTGGCTTTTATTTTAGCTTCTTTAACTTTAGTTGTTAGAAAATCTTTAAGAACTTCCTCATCAGATTCTTCATCTAAATTATCTAACATAGATAATCCTTTTTCTTTGATAATTTCATTACCCTCATCATCTAAATATAAATCAACTTCTTTCTGCTTTTCTTTTTCTTTAGTTGTACTAGCTTCTGGAGAAATAATTTTACCATCTTTAGTAAGCATACCCTTTTCTCTTAAATTGTAATTTCTATCTGTTCTGGCTATACTTGCTGGCTTTTGCCTATCTGGTGAAGGTACATAATGAAAATAACCTAACTGTAATAAATATTCTTCAATTTCTGGTGGAATGTCATGTCTTGTTTGCCCTTTAATAAATTCTAAATCTGGTGTACCCTTAGTTGAATACGTGTAAGCTTCTACTCTTTTTAATACTAAACCCATTTTTCATACTCCTTTTCATACTCTTATATATATTCTAATAATAAAAGGGGAGTAATTAAACTCCCCTATGTTGTTTTTATTTTATGCGTAAGCAGCACCTGCATCAGCAGATACAGACCTAATCTTAACTAAAGAATTAAGATTCTCAATCTCAAAGTCTGTTCTCATCCACATTGTAGCTTCTGTAATATCCTTTCTTGGTTGGTATTCAAAGTGAATTTTAATATTTCTCTGAACAAACCAAATAAGGTTTTTAGGGTCTGACAATAGAATAAATGTTCCATCTGTAGCAGCAGTACCTACAGTAAGGTCTACTGGAAACAAAGGACATTCTTCTAAAGGAATCCCCATAGGTCTTAAAATAGGTGAAGTCGTATAAACTGTATCACCACCAGCAGTTGCTCTTGCTCCAAACTCATAAACAAAATCATTATGAGGATTAGATGCAATAAACCACTTAAGCCTGTCTTTAAGTCTTCCTTGATACCTTACTGGCATTTTGTTAAGACCATCTTTAAACATTTTTAAACTAACTCCTAGACCATTACCATCTAAAATATTAGGTGCTAAAACTGTTTTAACATGAAGACCATCATAAGTTTTTCTTAAAAGTGAAGTTACATCACTTCCACCTAAACTAGCATCACCACTGATTGCTAAGTCTGACATATCAATAGAAATTCTTTCTGTAAATGCATTAAGCACTTTATTACTGAAAGCTGCTCCCTCAATATTATCTTCCTCTGCTTCCATAGTAATATCATAAGCTGATACTGTTTTCACTGTATCATAATTTACTTTAGAAAACGTTGGCTTAGAAGTTACAGTCATCTCTGTATCTTCATCTGACTTTCTAGTTACTGGACTTCCAATATCTAATTTATCAATTTGACCTGAATTAAATCCAATCGGTCTTACTTGGATAATACTTAAAAACCTTGAGTAATCACTTACTAAGTTAATTATAGCATTAGCTTGCTGTCTGTTTAATGCTCCACCATCAGCAAGACTTGTTGTTGAAATAGCTGCTTTTCGCAATGCTGTTTTCATTATACTTTTTCTCCTTCTTCAATAGCTCTTCCTTTATATAACTCAGTACATTTATCTGCTAAAATATTTCCTATATCTTCTTTAAGAGATACCTTTTCATTACCTGTACTTTTTCTTATAACATTTTCTAAAGAAAGTGCCTTACTTATATTATATTCATTATCTTGTAATTCTTTTTGTTTCTTTTTAAGTACTTTAAAACTCTTAGTCATAGTGTCTTTAAAGTCCTTAAATTCCCCTTCAAAACTCTCATACCTAGATTGTCCTGATTGTACTAAATCTAATAACTGAGCTAACTTAATATTAAGTTCACTAAACTCACTCTTTTTTTCAGTAACTTTTTCTTTCTTTTCTTCATTATCTTCTTTCTTTTCTTCTATCTCATCTTCTATCTCATCTTCTTTCTTTTCCTCAGTAGATTCATCTTCAGATTTTTCTTCAGTAGACTCATCTTCTTTCTTTTCCTCAGTAGATTCATCTTCTTTCTTTTCCTCAATTATTTCTTTAATATCTAATGTAAGAGTACCATCTTTTTCTACTGGTGTGAACTCATAAGAATTACCATCTGAAGTCATTTCTTTTAATGCTTCAACATGTACTTCAAACTGTTCCTCTGTTATATCTTCAATTAAAGATTTATATTTTTCAATATTTGTTATAGTGATTAACTCACCTTCTAACAAACCTGCAATTCTATTATACCTATCCATTAAATTATCTCCTAATATTTAATCCAATTTTTTGCAAAACCTATTAACTCTATAGTTTTTTCTGGTTCTAATAATGTTCTTTTATAATCTAAATAATTATAACTTTTCTTTTCAGGTGCTTCTTCTCCAAACTTCTTGTAGTATTTAACTAAATGGTCATAAGCAATATTAAACTCCTCAGTAGTCATATTAACCCCACCATTTGCACCAAATAACTGTGCCATAGCTTTAACTACTGCTTCCCATACTACTACTAAATTACCATCTATAAACTTTGCTATAATTAATTGAATAGCTTCAGGATTAACCATATAAATATTCATATTAGTTATCTCGTCCTTCTGCTCTAAAAATAATTCTTTATTCTCATCAAACCAAACTGCTGCTCTAAATACTTCACCCTTTTTATCAATTTCTCTTAAATCAAATTTTGAAAATTCCCACTTTGTATCTATTGATGCAATAGGTAAATCTTCAAATAATGTAGCGTACTTTCTTAACTTAGCTATAATACTTCGTCCTTTAAAGACTCTATACTTTCTAATAGCATCCATACTAAAGTTATGAAAGTGTTCTTCTATATTTGAAACTCCTGTTACTGGATTTTCTAAAACAGCATTAATAGGATGGACATGGTCTTCCCCTTGTGCTGTTATAAAAGTTCTTCCAACAACCATTCCATTAATAACGGATACTTTCGCTACATGATAATGACCTTCCATCCCTCCTGTTATAACATAATCATAACTAGATTCTTGTTTTTCTATATCATCTAAAGTATCATTATTTATTGCTAAAGCCCCTATAAAACTTTTTGCTACCATAAAATATGATTTCTCATTAGCTGGTATAGCTACAACTGAAATTTCCATAAGGTCAATAGCACTACATTGCCTTACCATTCTACCATGTTCCGAACTCCATACGTTATCTATTTCTGCCCTTCCTTGCCAACTAAAAGCATTTAACTCTCCGTTATCTATTTTTTCCATAATATCAGGAACAGTAATTTGTATTTTAGTCCATAAACCTAAATCTCCTGACTTAATTTTTAATGCTTCTGCTTTTTCTTTTTCTAAATACCCCACTAAATTACCATATTTTAAATTAGTAATTGCATATTGTTCTTCTGATAATTCTTCTTCTCTAATTGCATATAACTCTAATGTCTTTCCAATAGGAATCTGGTTTCCTTTCTCATCATTCCATAAATCATGATTATACCAAACTTGAGGATTAATCATATATTGCTCTATCTTAAATGCAGATGGAGGACAAATATCAAAATCCCTTTTACTTAATTCCATTGAAACAATTCCTTCAATAGTTAAAAAATCCTTTTCCAAAGATTTCTTACATATAATGGAACTTCCGATTATAGCTGTATATTTCATTTAACTAACTCCTACCTTTTAACTTAAAACTCTACATATTAAGATATACTAATTCATTAAATTATAAAAATATTCTATCTTCCCCATCCCAGACAAAATTAATGGGTTGTTCACTCGCTAAGATTTTTAAAATACATCTGCAATTATAAGGACTCTCACAATTATCTGGAGAATATTCTCTTGAACCTCCAGCAAAAGGAAACTCCCATCTTACTGGTCCTCCCATATCATTCATTACATGTTGTTCCCTAACTTTATCATCATGCATAGATGACCATTCTTTAAATTCTGCTCCTATTATATTTCCTTGTTTCATTATAGCAGAATTTTGAGCAACATGAACTTCTGTTCTAGCAATTAACTCTGACCTATACTTTGACATACCTATAAACTTTTCTCTCATTCTATTAGCAACTTGTCTTGGTCCATCCCCATTTTTATAAAAGTCATTAACAAGAATTTTTCTAATCTCTTCATACTCTCCGTTAGAAATATACTTAGATAAATTAGCTCTATTATTTAATTCAATTAATACTTTAGGATCTTTTAAAAAAAAATTTACGTCAATTTCTGCAAAAGGAATACCTAATCTATCCTCTATATCAATTAATTCTTGCATAAATTCATCTTGCTTTTTTACATTTAATTTGACTTGTCGTTGTAATAATACTTGATATACTGAAAGTTGTCCTCCAATATTGTAAGCATCTTTAATTGCTAAAAATAATAAGTCTTTGTGTTTTTGCTGATTATTTATTTCATTTATAATTGGCTTTAATGTATTATCTAATATTTTAACTAACTTAGAATTTGCAGTTTCTACAAAATTATTACTTGGTAATGCAGCACTTAATAAATTAATATTATCTTCTCTAAAAGCTTGGGCTTCTGCATATATACTACTAAAAAATTCTATCTCATTTAACATAAACATTATTGAATTATTGTAAGTTATAAAGGTTTTTTCTAACTTAGAAGCACAAAAATTACTTACTTCTTCTAAAATCATAACTGATTTAATAGCTAATAAATCTAAAAACTTTAATATTTCTTTTTCTTTCATACTCACTTATCAAGTACTCTCTTCATTACTTCCCTTAACTTACTTGTTAAATCCTTTTCAAATTCTTCTGTCTCTTTTGCTTTCTTATCTATATCCTTAACTAACACTATTTCATTACTTAATATTATAAAAGGTAAATCCCCACCTTCTATATCTTCCTTACCTAAATCTCTTCTGACTTCATTAATAGATAGTACTCCTTTAGATAAATAAGTTTCATGCACCTCTCTTAATATTTTATAATCTGTAATATCTAAAGTATTATATTTTAATACTACTGCTAATAATCCTTGACCTTCCTCTCCGATTAATTTATTTATTAATCTATTCTCATACATTCTTTGTCTAGGTCCAAGAACTCTATTCTTATAATTTTCTGCTTGACTTAACCCACTGCCACTACCTAAATTAGCTGTGTCTATTATACCTACTTGGGCAGGTGTCATTCCATGTGCTACTAATATATCATCTCTATTATTCTCTCTAGTTTTCTGAAAAGAACCCTCTCTTTGTTCTGCTGATAATGCTTTTACTGTTACTTTAACACCTTCAGGAACTGGAAATATTAAAGTAGCATGATTACTTCCTTTAATATTATCTTTAAAGAACTTAGTTACTGACTTAACTACTTCATCATCTACTTCATCCGTACCTTCTATTATAATCATATATTGAGGTATGGCATTATTCTCAAAGAACTGGGTTAAATAATCATCAATACTTATATTACCATTAATACTTGCTAGTGCTGGTATTACTTCAGGTATACCATAAGTATCTGTAGCAGGATGACTTTGAGTTACAAATAATAATTCTGTTGCCGATTCTTTAAATAAGTCTATCTCTTCTTGTGTAAACTCTTCTCCACCCTTAATTAATACATTATCATCTATATCACTATTAGTTTCTAATTTCACTAACCTTATACTTCTTACTTCTCTTTCTGTATAAGCTTTTACCTTACTTGTATAGTTCTCTTCATCATAATCTGGTACTTCAAAATTAAATTTAGTCCCATAAGGTACAAATATTTGTTTATTCTCATTTACTACTTGATAATAATACTTAATACCATCCTTATTTGCAACTCTTATACTTCTGGCAGGTAAGTGTTTTACATTAAGTATCTCTCCATCTATATTCCTTAATACTTCACAAGCAAAATAACCTATGGATTCATATTCTAATCCTATTTTATTTATTAATTCTTCTTGACCTAATCCATCTTCTAATTTTTTTAATAACTCTGTAACTTGAATACTTTGTTCTGATACTAAATCTTTTTCTTCCTGACTAAAATCTTCTTCACCCATTGCAAATGAATTATTAAAAGGTAATGAATATCCTTGTGCTGTTATATCTGTACTCTTAACCTTACAACATCTATAATGTACTGAATTTAAAGTTAATAATAATGCTAACTGGTCTGGATTATAGGGAGGGTCTATAAAATTACATAAACTATTACTTAAAGAACTATCTGAATTTAAAGAATTACTTACTGCTTCTTGAGATAAAAATAATGATTTAAATAATTCTTGTTTAAAATTTGGCTTATACTGTGGAAACTGTTTATCTGAATCTACTGGAATAAATATAGGACTCTTAGTTTCTAAATCTTCACAAACATATACTTTCTTTATTGATTTCTTTTTCATACTCTACCTCTTAGTTTACCTTACCGTTAATCCATGTTCCTATAATACTAATAATAGCTACCCAAATACTTGCTATCATATTCCTAGTTGATTTTCTTCTATCTATATCTGCTTTTATATATGCAGTGTTAAGGATAACTTTTTCTTTTATTGGTTCATCATTAGCAATATGTAATGTCAACATCTTCTCAATACGAAGTGAAGTATCTCCAGAACTTTTAATTCCTTCTTCTACTCTAGTAAGTCTTTCTCTTATCTCATTATCTTCTTGCCTACATTCTAAGCTCATAAAATTATCCTTTATTTTTTATTATAGTGTATAATCTAATACACCACTATTATGTTCTCTTTTAAACTTTAAAGATTCTATTTTAAAATTAAATATACTATTTGAAATAACTGGTTCAACTGGTTCAACCGCTCCGACATAAGAGCCTATATCACTTGCTGTTGCATATGCTATGTTAGTAGGAGCGAATCCTGCTTTAACCCAAGCGTTCAATTTAGCTACTGTGTAATTATCATCAAAATCAGAATCGTTTAGTTTAAGCATCTCTGTGATTGCGTTAGATGCTGTTCCGTTCCCACCGTTGTAAGTGTCCCATGTTGCAAGATTTCTTGTTGAGTCTACAAAAGCGGGGTCTGTGTATATATCTCCTAAACCTAGTCCTGCATCACCAAAAGATTTATCTGTAATAGTTACATCGTAATAAGCACCTACTGTTTGTGGATAATTATATAAAGCATTATAACCAACGTAGGTCATTTGATCTGTAGTAGTATTAACTATTAAATTAATTACTCTGTTATCGCCTAAAGAACCTGTATTATAGCAAAGATTATTTTTAAATATAACATCTGTCCCTGTAAACTCTCCTGCATTTTCATTTCTACCTAAAGACCCATATACCCCTTGAGAATAATATAAAGTATTATTGTAACAATAGACGTTAGAGGCTCTTGCAGTAGATGAAGTCGCATTAATAAAAACTCCACTAGATGAGTCTCCTATAATTAAATTATATCTATAATATCCATCCGTAGCCTCTGTCATAGGAACAAAAATATCTTGACCATCCCCTCCACCAGTATGCTCTATAATATTATATTCAAATATTAAATCATCTGGATTTCCAACATTACCCATTGGGGATGTAAACCAAAACATATTTGGGGTTGTGCTATAACAGTAATTATTATTAATATTAAACTGACCATTAACCCCACTTTTACTTGTTCCATTAGTAAAAGAATATAAGTTATTTTGTATAACAACATCTTCTTTAGTCCCATATTGATAGATAGCGGTATTATTCAGTATATTACCCTTTATGACTACCCCGCTAGCTAAGTATATTTTTGAACAATCTTTAAATGTACAATTACTTATTTCTCTTATACCTGTGCCTGAACCAGTATATGTTTCTGAGCTAGTGCCAAATTGCAAAGCATCAACACTAGCCGTACAATCAATAAATTTACAGTTTCTAAAAATAGTATCTTTATTTTCATTATTAGAGTATATTCTAAAAGTCCCCGTTGAAAAACTATCAAATAAACAATTTTGTACATTAAATTCAGAACTTTCCCAAAAATAAAACATAGTTAAATCAGTCAATTCAACGTAATTAAAAGTAACTATGGGCTTCCAGACAGGTCTATCTCCAAACCCCCCAATTCCATTTATTATAAAAGGATTTTCTGCTGTTCCAGTTAAAGTTACCACATTATATTTATACGCAACCAAATCGGATGTTTGAATAAAATTACCATCTAAATTAATAGTTCCACTTGTTCCTGTTAGCGTAGATGGGGTATCCTCAAATACTAAGTTTCCATCCAAAGTGATGATTCCGTTTATAACTAATTCCCCGTCATCAATATTTCCACTACTAATAGTCGTATAACCACTAGGGATAGTAACAACATCACCTGAACTTATTGTAAAAGTATCACCACCCGCAGGATCAGGAAAGTCCGTCCCTGCAACATCTCCACCATTTCCCCAAGTTGCTCCTGCATTAAAATTACCTGTCGTTGTAGATGTGAAAGCTGCACCATAAACAACAGAACTAAAACATATAAAAAGTATTAATAAGTATTTTTTAATTTTAACTGCCTCTTTGATAAGTTATTATAATTCTTACTGTTGTATCTGAAGCATCTGAAACTAAAGATAATTCTCGTGTTCCTACATCTATTTTGATACTTTCTCCTGCCTCTACTGGAAAACTCTTTAAAACATAATCTTGAGTTGCTGAGTTGGTTGTATTACAATCTTTATCTACTCTTATTTTATTTGTATTTGGTATAAAACTTGTAATAACATATAGACCATCATTTGCATCTCCTTCATCTAATACAATTAAATCACCTACTTGTAAGTCTAACACTGTTATAGAAGTATTTAAATCTATCACATTACTCCCATCTGTAGTATATGCATCACTACCATCTATATTTAAAGCTACTAACCCATCTGGATTAACATATAAAGTATTACTAGCATGGTCATTTATAATTAAAATACTTAATGCTGTATTAGGTAATGTTACGGATACATTAGTTGTTCCTATGCAAATACTAGCAGATGTCTCTCTTTGAGCTACTTGTCTTGTTTTTGTAAAACTTGTCTCTCCTCTTCCATAAGCTACATTATCTTTATCATTTAAATCTACTGAAAATATACTTGAAACTATAAATATTAATCCTAGTAGTAATAATATAAATCTCTTGTTCATTTAAATCTCCCCTTAATTTTTAATACCAAGCTCATAAAATTATCCTTTGTAATTACTTTTTAGGTTGTCTTACTGTTCTACTATTACCTTGTCCACGCCCAGAACCATCTCTTTTAGGTTTTCTAACTCCTCCACAAGCTCCTTGTCCTCCTCTTCCTTGTCCTCCTTGTCCTCTACCTCTTGCCATTTTATTTCTCCTTATTTAAAATAAATAATTTTCTTCTTAATTTTTTCAATACTAAACTACCAAAATTATCATCTATCCATATTCCATCTCTGATTAATATTTTTTTAATATCACCTATTATTCTATAAACTGAATTTAGAACAATATTATACTTTTTAGCTATATCTACTCCTCTCATCTTATACCCATTCAATCCAAAATATAATATAAATATATTCTTATGTTTATCTAATATGTTTAAATTAATTATAGTTTCTAATAAAGAGTCCATACATTCTTCTTCCATTAAAGTTTCAGTTTGTACTTGTATATTCTTATATTTAAATGTATTTAAAAACTCTACACTTCTTGCCAAACTACTAGCTTGTAAACTAGCATTCTCCCTGCATAAAAACTTAATAACCTTTTCTCTATTTTGTTTATGTTTCCTAATATCGCTTTTATACTTAAAACTCTCTAAATTAGATGCATATAATTCATAATACCTCAAATTTTCTGTTTCTTTATTATAATACTCTGTTTCTTTATACTTCTTTTTAAGTTCATTTGTTATATGACTTATATAACTTGGTACTTTTACAGGATACTTATGCCTATCTATTTCCTTTAATATAGTATAATAAATACAATCTCTCATACTAACTAAGTGCATCCTTTTATTCTTCTTCTTATATCTTTTTTTACTTCTCTTAATTAATTCTATAAAACCAACTTGAAATAAATCTTCTTTACTTAATATTGATGTTTCTTTAAAATCTAAACTATGCACCAGACTCCAAACATACTTAATACATTCAGAAACAGGAACACCTTTAATCTTTTCTTGCTTACTCATGCTAATATTGCCCCCCCAATCTTTCTTAAACGATTTCTGGACATAACTCTATATCTTACCATATCTATTGCATTATCAAATTTCTTTATAGGTTCTCCATTAACTCCAAATTTATAATTATCTTTTTCCTTTAAAAAACCTCTACACTTATAATTAATATATAATTTAGGTTGTCCATATATAGGTTTAATAGCACTTGTAAGCATATTAATTCCACCTATTACACTTCCTTTTGGTTTCTTAACTCCTCTTATTTTAAATCCTGCCACTTTCCATTCATTAATTAAATCTTTATTTGCTGAATCTGCTACTCCAATTACTTGAGCAGGATACTTTGCCCAAGGTCTTTTCTTTACTTTCTCTATCATCTCTGCATTTCTGGAAGGTATCTCATATATTTCATCTACCATTATTGTTCCTGTTATTACTCTCCCATCTGGTAATTCTAAATCTACTACATCCTGAAACACTCCTATAGCATACTCATGTCCTTCACTAAATCCAAAGTCAATACTTATATCTACAGGTAAACCTTCTATATACCCTACTTTAATTGTATTAACTAAATCATCATATACTTCTAATATTAATCCTTTTCTACTTGGTCTTTTGCATAACCATTCTGATTCCAGTGCTGACCTTGAAAGTAATCCTAGCTTATTTACAAAATCCTTTATCTTATAATATCCTACTGCTTTCTTCATGTGAATCCCTGGACAAATGAAAGCAAGAGGACAAGTAGAACAAGAATAATCTACACATGGTTCTAATATTTCAAAAATACAGTGTTTATACAATGTAACATTATCTAAGAAAGTATTTTTTATTATATTACCATCTTCATCTTCAGTAGTTGTATCTCCCATTAACCTAGCCATTGTTCCACCAACATTATGGTAAGTAGAAAGCATTAGTAATCTTGCTGGTATATCATTCTTTTCCATTGGAGTAGATAAAGCTGCTTCTAAAATATCCCACTTCATAACATCTACCTCATCAAGACTTAAAGTATTTGGATGAATTCCTCTTACTGATTTCTGAGATGCTGTAAGAATGGATATACTTGAACCTGTTTTCCATTTAGTAAAAGATTTTCTTGGTTCTCCTCCTAATAATATATCCCAACTATCTGAACCTGATCTGTCCCAAAATTCTAACATAGCTTCATAAGATTTCATTGATTGATCTGCTGAACCTCCTAAAATTCTACCTTCATATAAAGGATACATATTAGCAAGTAACCATTGAATTAATCCTGCATTAAAACTTTTAGCACTTCCTCTATTACCAATAATTAACATATTATATACTCTACCTAAGACAGAATCTGCTACATATTGGAAAGGTGCTGAATGTTCTGGGTTACCACAATTTACTTTGTGCGGTATTATTAATCCTAATTGATTTTTTATAAATAAGAATAAATCTTTAGGTGTCTTGAACCCTCTTGCTATCAAATCTAAAGTACTATTTGATACTCCTTTAATTTCCTTTCCTAAGACTCCAGAAACAAAATTGAATAACTCATTCTTTATCATTCCTTCTCTATTTGAATATGTATACCCTTCTGGGGATACTCCATTGACTAACTCACTGACAGTGGTTAATATTGGCTTCTCTAACTTTTGTATTACCAAAATAGTGCGTTCCTAAAAATTAATAAAACTACTTATGTTGCCCTTTTGCACTTATTTTATTCTTTTAATTATTATACAATCTTAATAAGTATAATTTATTTTTTAACTTCTTATTCTCTTCCTTTAATCTTATAACTACTTTATGTTCTTCCTTTAACTTCTTTACTTCACTTCTTAATAACTTAACTAACTGTTTATCTATTAAGTATAATCCTAATACTACAAAACTTAAAAATATATTTATTAACATATCTACCTTCCATAATAATACATTGATGGTCTTACTTCTAAATCTTGGTCTATACTTCCTATTCTTAATAATACTGGCTTTTCTATATTAACTTCTATAATACCTTTATTAATTTTATTTCTTTTATATTTTTCTTCTGTATAAGGTCTTAGTCTGTATAACTTAGCACAATCTACTTTTACCATATCTATTATATTAAACTCTGTTATTACTCCTAATATATGAAACCAATCTTTACAATCATATACTATTTTACTTCTTGACTTAACTATTATCTCTTTATACTGTAACGGATTTTCTATCTCTAATACTTTTAACTTCTTTCCTTCTGTTTCTACTATCTGTTCTTTTGTTTCTAATAAACTTTTCAAACTTAACTCCTTAAATTTACTTTAACATGAAGTAAGTAATCTTGTCAACTACTATTTTAAATGTTTTTACCATGTTACTGTAATAAACAAAAACCTAAATCCTTTACAAACTCTGTAAGATAATTCTTTTCTATCTAATATTGGTCTTGATACCCAAAAAATACTTACTCTCCATTCAAAAGGAGATACTTGTAATGTGATATCTTCTATCTTTCTTAATAACTTAATATACCATCTGCTTTCATATTCATTATACTTTCTATCTACTTCTTTATCTGTTTCATCTTCTACATATATATCTGCTTTTGCTTTACTTAATATAGTTATCATATTTATAATATCTTCCCAATCTTCTTCTGGTATATCTAAACAAATTCCAAAATCTTCTTCCTCACTATAATTTATACTTAATGTATAACTAATACCATCTTTGTACTTAGTTTTATAACCTCTTATTTTACCACTCTTATGTATTTTATATTCCATAATTTATTACCTTTATTTTTTATTATATTTCTTAGTTAAAATAAATACCTTAGATAGGACTCGAACCTATGCATCTCCAATTATGAGTTGGGTACTCTACCTACTGAGTTACTAAGGTCTAAACAGCAGTATCAGGAGTTGAACCTAAAACACTAAAATCAAAGTTTAGTATGTTACCATTACACTATACTGCTATTAACTTATATAATGATAATTTTTAGTCTTTCCTTAATTCATTATTAACTTTAAAATTGTATCCTTCTCTAATACTTCTGGAGATAGATCAATATCACATTTACTTTTATCTTTTGTAAACTTACAACCTGCTTTTCTTAATATACTTTTAAAATCTATAGTATTTTCATAATAAGCTTTTAAATAATTTTTACTATGCTCTATATACTTATTCCTTGTAGAAGTAATAGTATTACCTAAATAAGATTCTATATAATAAAATCTTTGCTCATCTTGTTTAGTTACTATTAAACCTAATATCTTTTGTTTCTCTTTCATCTTTGTTTTAACTACACATATAACATTATTAGGATTAACTACATAATTATTTTCTAATTTTCCTACCTTTTCTTCTGCAACAAATACTTTAAAAGGTACTTCTCCATAGTTATCATAATCATTATAATAATTCACCATAAGTAACAAAATGTCTTCATGTCCTTTCTGTACATAGTATAATTCAGATGCTCCTTTTGGTTTTGGTGCATCAGTTACATCTCCTGAAAATAATATACTCCTAGTTTTATTTCTATAAAGACTATCCCACCCATACTTAGTTGTAGCACTTATCATTGATAAATCTAAATCAATTCTACCATTATCTAAATTCTCCCAATGAATACCAAATACTAAATCCTTCTTAACTAAAACATAACTTCCATAAGGAATACTCCCTATAAACTGCTTCTCCGTTGAAGGTAAAACATAATTCATATTATCAGGTATATAAACCTTCTTATCTTTTACATTCTTACTTATATCATCTGTAATAGATTTTAATACCACTGTTAATATCCTTCTAGCTTCTTCTTGAGCCTTAAAATTAAAATCAGTAGCAAAAGATTTACCATTTCTTATCTTATATAATATAGACTCACTTACAATAGTTCTATACTTTAATGCATATAACAATCTAATCTTTCTGAAAGTGTTAACCTTATCTAACTCTTTCTTTAACTTAACTAAGTTAATTGTCTTACCATTCTTTATCTTGCCTGTAACAGAATTTAAATAATCTTCTGGCATTGGTTTATGATATTGTTTAGCTAATCTTCTAATAAGATTAATATAAACCTTCATTTGTTTATTAACTCGCATACTTAAAAACAAAGGCTTAAACCTGTAAAAAATAGTAGCTAACTTACTTATATTATAGTCACTATTATAAGTATTAAATAAATTTACTAACCCAACATCATTCTCTATACTTTTTATTGCTTCTATTGTTTTCTTATCTTTAATTATTAATGTCTTATCAGTAAGTTTATAAATAACATATCTAAGAAACTCTATTGGGTTCTCTGGTACTTTATTTAAATAATCATATAATCGTATTTTAACTTCCTTATTCTTAATACTTCCTAACTCATCACTTGTTAAATTATATTCTTTTATTATATTAAAAGTATCTTGTACAGTTTGGTCTGTTAATGCAATACCTGACTGTAGCATCTTTAATACTTTATCTTTTATTTCTTCTTTAGTATAACCTTTAATAACAGTAAGTCTAATTCCATTATCTAACTCTGGAATATTTAAATTCTCATTAGGGATATATACTGTACTATCTCTATAAATACCTAACTGCTCAAAACCATAAGTAGTAATATAATGTACTAACTGTTCTAATGCTAATTGTGTATCAGTTGCATTTCTAACTTTTCCCCATGACTTATGGAAAGCATTATTCATTTGCTCTGAAGTTAAACCAAACTCATTAATCACTATTCTAGTAATATTATTTAAATAATTATTAGAATACTCGGCAACTACCTCTGGAGCAAATATAAAACCATATTTAATACTTTTCTCTAAAAGATTCTTATTAGATACTTTTCTTTTTTTACTATTCCCTACTTCTACTGCTTTAAATAATCTAATTAATTCTTTCATCTTATTCTCCTTCAATTAATAAATGAGCGAGGAGTAAATTTATTCCTTAGTTGTATTATTAGGAA